GTTGCTAAAAAAGTTTTGTAGGAAAATAGCAACATGAAGGTGTAATTAATTAACTAACAGGTGATTAGGGTAAATAAGTTAAAGTAAAGGTTTATGAAAGTAGATAAGTTTGAAGTCTTGGCGCATAGTTATGTAGACATAGAGCTGCAAAAGTATTGGAGTGGTGAGATTACCAGAACAGAGTGCACCAAGCGAATTGTAAACGAGGCACATAAAAATGTTTTGTCTAAATTTGAAAAAAAAGAATTATGAGAATTACAAAAGATTACGCGCTGGAGCGCTGGGAGATGATTTACGCGGAGGCAGTTTTAAAATTAGAGAATGACGGCCTATTTATTACTGAGACAATCAGTAACGCAAAAGGCGGCAAAGGTTTGAAAGTACACCCTGCATATTCTGTAGCAAAAGACGCTACTAGAATTTTAGGAGACTTCAACAAGTGGCACGAATCAGAAGTTAACCAGTTAGCTTTAGAGTTATAGATGCCCAGTGGTACATAGAGACGATAGAAAAATACTGTGTACTTACGGAGGATAAACACGCGGGCCAGCCGGTGGTCTTAATGGATTGGCAAAAGTCTTTGATTCGGTCTATGGTAGATCATAGGATAATCTGGTTAGAGATAGCGCGAAAAAACGGGAAGTCTGCTACTATTGCCATGGTAGCTATAGCGCACATGTTGGCAGGGTATAAAAATAAAACTAACCCGCAGGTAATACTAGCGGCAGCTACTAGAGAGCAGGCTACAATCTTACTCAACTATTGTAAGAATACAATTTACTTTACAGCGGGGCGTATAGATCCAGTTACAAAAAAGAGTCTGGACCTGTCCAGCATATTAAAGCCATTTAGAGGTGAAATAAGAATTAAGGGAATGCCGGGGTTTTTAAAAACTATCACTTCAGACGGTGGCAGTAATCATGGCCTTAACCCTAGCTTAATTTTAGGAGATGAAATACACGCATGGAAAGAACCAGGAGGCGCTGAATTATGGGAGGCATTACGAACCTCAATGGGGGCTCGCCCACTTAGTAAGTTTGTGGCTATTACTACTGCTGGTTCTGCCTATAGCTTTGCCCATGGTCTGCATAATTACGCTGATAAGGTGGCAAAAAAAGAAATTAAGGATAGCGCGTGGTTACCGATAATCTACAAAGCTGATGAGGATGAAGAATACAACGATCCTAAAGCATGGGCCAAAGCTAACCCTAGCCTAGGTGTTACTGTTACACATGAATATTTAGAGGATGTGTGCAGGATGGCTGCACATGACGAAGTCACTAGAATCAGCTTTAAAAAGTTGCACCTAAACCAATGGACAGGGAGCAGTAAGCCCTACATAGAATTTCAAGACTGGGACAAGTGCAGTACTGAGCTAGATATAGATAACTCCTGGCGCTGTTTCCTAGGCTGTGACTTTGCAGCAGTAAATGACTTTACGGCCTATGTGCTTTTGTTTTTCAATGATGACGGGCAATTTCACATAAAAGAATTTTACCAAATTACTGAGATGGGATTAACTAAGCGGTCCAACAAGTACCCACAAGAGGCGCGTAACTGGATAGCTAATGGAAATTTAGATGTAACTCCAGGAGACGCGGCAACCAGTGAAACACGCCTTAAGATGGTCAACAGTCTTATCTCAAAATATGATATAGAGCGCGTATTTTTTGATCCATGGAATGCCTCAGAGACTATAATGAAATTGGAGGGCATATATGGTGAAAAGATGTTAGAGGCTGTGCACCAGAGTGCTAAGTATATGAGCGAACCCATGAAGCTCTTATACAAACTTGTAAAGACTGGTAAGGTCTCACATGAAAAAAACCCTGTTACCAGGTGGATGATTGGTAACACAGAATTACATATTGATCGTAACGAAAACTGGATGTTTGACAAATCTAAGGCCCACGAGAAAATAGATGGTACAGCGGCACTGGTTACAGCGTTAGCCGGCTACATACACTATCAAAATAGCACCTCTTTTTATGATAAAAACGACATTGTTTTTTTGGGTAGCTAACGGATGGGTATAAGACCAGTAGCGGATTTTGAAACACAAAACTATCGAATCATGACACACTTAAATACAGGCACGGACTTACAAATTAGCACGGAAACCGCTATTGGTTTTATACCGTGTTACCAACTGCCTTTTCTTTCTCTTTTTTCATCAGATTGTTTGCCTATAATGCGACAATTTAAAGACAAAGAATTTGATTTGGCAATAGTTGACGTGCCTTACGGAATTGGCGAAGATGGTAGTAAAAACCACACAAGGGGCAAACTTGCAACAAGCAAAAACTACAAAGGTTATTCAAGTGGCGATTTAACCGCCCCTGAAGCTGAATATTGGAATGAGCTTAGGCGAATAAGTAAAAACCAAATTGTTTGGGGTGCAAACCACTTTATAAGCAAATTGCCTTATGATAGTAGTTGCTGGATTGTTTGGGACAAAGAAAATGGCGAAACCGATTTTGCAGATTGCGAACTGGCTTGGACTTCATTTAATACTGCCGTGCGTAAATTCAAATGGAAATGGCAAGGCATGCTCCAGCAAAACATGAAAAACAAACAGGAACGAATACACCCGAACGAAAAGCCAATACAACTGTATGAATGGTGTATTAGGAACTACGCCAAACAAGGCGACAAAATACTGGATACTCATTTTGGTTCGGGGAGTATTGCTTTAGCTGTTGATAAGGCAAACAAACTGGATAAAATGAATTTAACTCTTACAGGTATCGAAATGGATACTTACTATTTAGAAAAGGCAATCGAAAGAATACAGCAGACTATCAAACAAGGTACGCTGTCTTTTTAAGGTTGTTGGTAACACCAAAATAAAGCGCGGTTTTAATCCGCTTTATTGACTGTTAAAATCAGTCACTTTTGTAAAAAAGTTATTGATTTATTTACTATTTTAGGCGCATGAAGTTGCCTAAATTCCTAAACTTTTTTACTAAGCGGTCCAGCTCTGGAGTGCTTAACCCGCAGCCCTGGCTAACAAATTTATACGGTGGTACGGTAACAAAAGCCGGTGAACGTGTTAACGGATCTGCTGCTTTAAGTAGCGCGACAGTTTACGCCTGTGTGAATTTAATATCTGACACTATAGGGTCTTTACCCTGGAACGTTAAACAAGACAGCGAAGTACTATACAATACACCGTTACAGCGCTTAATCAGTAAAAGGCCAAACAATCTAATGCATGCGGTGGACTTTAGACGCGCAATGATGACGAATGTATTATTGTACGGCAATGCTTACGCACTACCAACGAGAAGAGGTAACCAGTTAGGGTCTATAGAATTTATACCTCCTGAGAATGTAAGTATTAACGAAACTACAGACGGGGATATTTTATACACGGTGCAAACAGAGTGGGGGCCAAACCTTACTTTAACACCAGAACAAATAATACACGTAAAGTGCTTTACTTTAGATGGTTATACAGGAGTTAGCCCTATAGCTTACGCGGCTGAAACAGTAGGTACAGACTTAGCAGCCACAAATCACCTGGCTACTTTCTATGGCTCTGGAGCTACGCCAAAGGGGTACATAAAACTGATGGGTACTATTAGAGATCCTGAAAGACTTAAAAGTATAGGCTCTGACTTTGACGCGCAATATGGGGCGAATAACTCAGGGAAAACTGCTGTACTACCAGAAGGTGGGGAATATATACCGACATCTTCAAGCATGGCAGACAGTCAATTTATAGATAGTCAGAAGTGGACAACAGAAGAGATCTGTAGAATATTTAAAGTTCCGCCACATAAGGTTGGCCGTGTAGAAGGTATTTCTCAAAATATGAGTATAGAGAGCCAAAACGCGCAATTTGTAACGGACTGCATTAGACCATGGGTAGAGCTTCTAGAAATGGAGTTTACAGATAAGCTGATAAACAACAAAGAGCACTACATAGAGATAGAAGTAGACCAATTACTGCGTGGAGACACGAACACACAGGTACAGAGAGATGTATCTTATTGGAATATAGGAGTATTAAATGCGAATGAGATTAGGGAAAAGATGGGATTACCTCCTGTAGATGGTGGTGATGAATACATGAAGCCTATGCACATGAGCAATGAAAACGATATAAATAATGGCAAAGAAGAGAGGCCAGAGCTCGAATAGCTCTAATAAAAAAACAACTTTAGTATGGAAAAGCGACTGGAAAAAACGACTAGAAAAATCACGTACGAACTCCGAGAAATTGAAAGCGGAGAGCAACGAATAGAAGGCGTTGCGGCTAACTTAGAGAGCTATAACATGGGCAGCTTTACAGAAAGTATTGCGCCTGGTGCTTTTGGTGATCTAAATAGCTATGACGTCAGAGCCTTGGTAAACCATGATAATAATCAACTTTTGGCGCGGTCCAAGTACGGTAAAGGAAGTTTGAATTTGTCAGAGGTAGCCGGTGAGTTAAGGTATAGCTTTAATATACCTAACACCTCTATAGGTAAGGATGCAATGGAACTACTAAAGCGTGGTGATATAGCTGAAAGCTCTTGGCAGTTTAGCGTAGAGTCTGACACCTGGAACTTTGACAACGATATGCCGCACAGAACCATTAACAAAGTGGCAGAAATTAGAGATGTTAGCCTGGTTACTTTCCCAGCGAACCCTAGTACCTCTGTAGAGTTGAGAAGTTTAGAGGAAGCAAAAAAGAATTTAGAACTTAAAAATAAAGCGATGAGCGAAGAGATTAAAAAAGAAGAGGCTCCTGTAGTAGAAGAGAGAGCAAATCAGAATTTTGTAGACGCCTCAGCAGTAGGCGCAAGTCTGCCAAAGTCTGAAAAAAGAAACCTTGAGAAGTTCAATGTAGAAGAGTTGATTAACCAGGTGGTAACCGGTAAACTTTCTGGCATTTATGCAGAATTAGATCAAGAGGGTAGAAGTGAGACAGTAGCAGGTGGCCGCACAGTAAGCCATGACTTCTCTTTTCATATGCCAGAAGAGCTAAGACAGTCAGCTAAAAAAGACTTTGAAGCAAGACAGCAAACCGTAACAGGTGGCTCTAATGGAAATGAGGGCGGTGTATTAGTACAAGAATCTTTAGTAGAGTTTATTAAATTCCTTTACCCTGACACACCAGTGTTAAATATGTGTGACAAAAGACAGGTAAAAGATAACGCCTGGTACCCCAATGAGTTAACTGTACCTACTATGCAATGGGGTACTGAAATAGCTGATACGACAATACAAGATGTGACGTATGGTAAGACAGTTGTTACACCAGAAAGAGCACGTATTTTAGTAGGCTATTCAAGACGTTTACAGCACCAATGGGCAGCAGGTGGCTCTGTGAATTCAGACTTGACTACTCAAATAAACAACGCGTTTAATACAGGCATTGAAGATGCACTATTGCAAGGTTCTGGAACAGGGAACGAGCCTACAGGACTTTTAACAGCGTTAACACCTGTATCTGTTGGAGCTTTAACTTTGGCTAAGATGGTTAACTTGTTTGAGTTACCAGTAAAAAAAGCTGACGCACTTATGGGTAACTTAGCATATGTAGCTACTCCACAAGTAGAAGCGTTCATGAAGTACACGCAAGCCTTACCAAATGGATCACGCACACTAGCGCAGCCAGGTAATGAGATGCAAAGACTAAGTTCTCAAATGGCAACGACTGGCTACAACCTGTACAGTACTACTGTACTAGGTCAGGCAACACCGGTATCAGCGGAGACTATGATCTTTGGTAACTTCAACGACATAGCTTTATTGATGTTTGGCGGTCCAGTATTACAGGTGAACCCTTATAGCCGTATGAACGAATCAGTAATCGAAATCTACGCAGAGAGACAAATGAATATTCACATTAAGCGCTTAGAGTCTTTTGTAGCCTCTATAGATGTAGACGTTTCATAAATGAGCACATATATAAACATAGACACCTTTACGCCTGCTGTAATTACTACAGCAGAAGCAAAGAAATATTGTAGGGTAGACACGACTAGTGACGATGGTTTGATTGGTGACTTAATCCTGTCAGCACAAGAGGAAGCGCTGGGCTTTACTCACGTTATATTTGGAACGGCTACCATTACAATAAAGGTCTATGCTTATACTGATGCTGTAAAAGTACCTTATCACCCTTTGGTGACTGTGGATAGTCTCACCCTAGATGGTGGGCTATCTACGGAGTACACAGTGCAGGGAGACACGATTTACATAGATGCACCTTACGAAGATGAGGCGGTTATAGTCTACAGCGCTGGGCGCGATATGCCAGGCGATGTAAAGACAGCCCTGTTACAACGTGTTAAATTCACTTATGACTTTAGCGATGACCTTATATATGAGAAGCCGCGATTTTTTGAGCGCGTTCTGTTCAGATATAGAGAGCCAAACACATTTCAATAGGTGAGACTAAATAGAGAGATAGAACTATTTGAACCTACTATTGCGCGGAGCGATAGTGGGCAAAAAGTGAGAGGCTTTACCTCTAAAGGGTTTATTTTTTGTGATATTAATAACAGAAAAGGTACAGAGAAGTACCAGAGCTGGTTAACAGTTTCAGAAAATACTACCCTTTTCACTATTCGGTATAATACTGATTTACAGGCTACTTGGTTTTTAGAGCACAACGGTATTAAGTACGATATACTTAGCGTGATAGAGGAGAGCCGTCTACATTGGATGCACATAGTAGCTAGATTTAGAGACGATGAGCAGTAAGGCAGTAACGGTAAAAGGATTTGAGGAGCTAAGGCGAAAGTTAAAGCGTGTACCTCAGAAGGTGCAGAAAAAGACTGTATTAAAAATACTCTCAAGAGAGGCGCGGCCCTTAGTGTGGGCAGCTAGAAAACTAGCCTATGCAGACAGTAACGAGCCAGAGGGAGTATATACCAAACAAGCAAGAAAGGGGCAAGCGTGGATTATGAACCTTTTTGGATCTATCAACGTTTATAAGAACAAGAAAAACAAAAACTACCATTACGTGGTGGTGGGTTTAAAGAGTACCAGAAAGAAGCCGCCTGGCGCATATTACGCAACTTGGCAGAACTCTGGGGGCACACAAAAGGGGTTTACACCAAAGGACTTTATACATGGAGCCGATAAAGAGATGGGTGAAGAGGTGAGCAGAAAGCAATTAAACGCAATCAATAAGGAAGTGGATAAAATACTAAATCAATTATTTTGAATTACTTCAAATATATATACGAAATAGTAAGCCCTGTAGTAAACGGCAAGGCTTTTCCTGCTGATGCTTATCAGCAAACAGAGCTACCTTATGTTATTATAGATGTAGATGTAATAGATCCTATTGATGGTAAAGTTAGCCCTACAAAAGCAGACGAAGTAGAATTTAGTATTGTAATTATAGATGAAGATCTAGACGCGGCACAAGCTACAGGATTGGCAATACGCCAGGCGTTAGATAAAAACTGTACTTACCCTTTTCAAAGCTGTAACTTCGTTACTTCAACGTTTAGCTTTGATCAGATACACAGAGCATATACATATTTTCAAAGTTACTACAGCCGAATGACTATAGTAACCGGTCCTATTAGAAATTATAACCCATTACATTATAGTAGTTTACATTATTCAACTTAAAAAAATAAAGACATGGCAGCAAGCACCAGCCCGGTAGATGGGCAACAGTATTTTGTAGAAATTTCAGAAGATACAGGTACAACCTGGAAGGCTCTAGGCTATCAGCAAGACGCTAACATTAGCGTAACAGGTGAGACTAGAGAGATAACAGCAAAAAATATTTGCTATTGGAGAGAGTATAAGCCTAGCGCGAGCTCTTGGACATTGGGCGGCACGGCCTCTATTTATACAAATGGAGACACAGAGCTTACGCAGGTAGATGTGTTCGATTTAATAAACGCCTCTGTTTTGGTAAAGGTTACAGCTGTAGACTGTACCGGTGCTCCAATAGTGGGCGAAGTAGAATATAAAGGCACAGGAGTATTAACGGAGTTAACTATGGACTTTCCAGATAAAGATACAGCTACTTATAGCTACTCTTTTCAGGGGTCAGGTGAACTAGTAGAAGAGGTAATAGTATGATAGAATTGGGTGGTAAGGAGTTTCCTTTTGAAAAGTACACGATGAGGCACGGGGCTTTTGTAGAAGATTTATGTGGCTATGGCGTTAGCCAGCTTATAGAAGAGATGCAAAAGACACCTCTTAGATCTATGATAAAACTAATTTACACAGGTATTGAGGCTGGATGTAGTGCTCAAAAGATACCGTGTAAATGGAGTATTGAAGATATAACAGAGTTATGTTTTGACGAGGGGATAGAGAAGCTAAGCGCTTTTCTATCTGTAGAGGAAGCGAAAAAAAAAGAGGCAGTGAGTACTTAAAGTCTTTGTCTTTTGCTGTGGTTAGGTTAGGCCTATCTGTTACTGAGTTTTTAAATTTAGATATGGCAGAATTTAACGCAATGGTGAAAGAGTATAACGACAAGATAACCGAAGAGCTGCAAGTTGATAGGTTGCTTACGGCTCACATTATGAACTCCTCTGGTATGATGAAAAAAGCAGTCAAGCCGGAGGAGTTGTTTTTTCTACCTACAGATAAAAAGACAGGCTTTACTAAGGATCAGTTAAAAGAACTAAACACGTGGCGAAAAAAGAACACAAAATAATATTAGGATTAGACGCGCGAAAGTTTCAGAGCCAAATGCAGAAGGTGCAAGGCGAATTTAAGGGTCTTAAAAGCGCGGTAAAGGGTTTTGCTACTTTGTGGGGTGCTCAGATAGCAGGGTCTTTTGTTATGGACATGGGCAAGCTGGGCGCGGAAGTAGTTAACGTGTCTGAGGCTTTTGAAAGGATGAATAAGCCAGCGCTTTTAAACAACTTAAAGACGGCAACGGGCGGGCTAGTTTCTGATTTGGAACTAATGAAGCAAGCTATTAAATTTAAGAATTTTGGTTTGCCTGTTCAACAGCTCGGCACTTTCTTACAGTTTGCCGCAAAGCAAGCAAGAGAGACAGGGCAGGATATTGATTATCTAGTTGAAAGTTTGACTATAGGTTTAGGTAGAGAATCTATAAAAATATTAGACAATTTGCAGATTGACATTCTGCAATTTAAAGAGAATTTTAAACTTACAGGAGACTACGCTACAGCTTTAGAAATGACCATTAAGCAGATGGGCGGCAATGCTTTACCTACTGCTATAGATGAAGCTACAAAGTTAAATACAGAGTTTGAAAATTTAAAAAACAGCTTATCTGTAGATATATTACCTCTTATTAACGATATACTATGGGCTGTTTCTGCATGGGTTAAGGGTGTAAAGATATTGGCTGGTGGTGAGTTTGGTCTAGCTTTGGATGATGCTACAAAAAGCTCTGAAATATTAAAGCTCTCTGGTGATTTAATAAAGGACTATAAAGAGCAGCTAAAAGACAAAAGTCCAGAGGAGGCAGTACTAGACATAAATAAACAGATCGCGAAGCAGCAGGATAAATTAAACGCAGCAAGAGAGAAGTACAACAGTACTGGTGGTTTATCGCAAGAGTCGACAAAGAAATTTTTACAAGACGCGGCAATAGCTAGTAATTTAGTTGATGGGTTAAGTAAGATGCTGGATGAGCAAACTGTCAGCGTAAAGGATAAAAATAAAGAGCTCAAAAAAACAAAAGATATATACGCGGAAATAGCGCGCGAGGTTGAGAATATTATGCGTGTATCTGGCGGTGGCTTTTCTGATTTTTTAACAGAGCAAACTAGATTTGGTGATTTGTCAGGCTTAGAAAATTTTGAAGGTTTAGGAGATAGCTTTTGGGATCCGGCAGAAATAGAAAATTTTGTGAGCACACTAAAACCAGTAACCGAAACCATGATGACAGTGGCAAACTTAGCTGGTGATATAGCCGGCAATTTTGCAAGGGCCATAATATCAGGAGAGAACTTTGGGGAGGCTATGGTGCAAATGCTTAAAAACTTAGCTATTCAGTTAGCTGCTACGGCAGCAGTGGCTGCAGTTTTAGCGGTTTTAACCGGTGGCGCGAGTGGTGTACTTGGTGGCTTTGGTAAAATATTCGCGGGTATGACGGGCTTTGGCGGCTCCAATAAAACAACCATAACAGGCCAAGATATTAATATAGTAAGTGGTAGAAATAAGAACTTTTTAACTAGAACGAGTGGCGGTTAATATACCAATAAGACTAAAAACACAAGCGCAAGGCTGCTTTGCCGATGGTAGAGACTGGACCTATGACATACGTATTCACGATGCTAATTGGTCGGGTGTAGTTTCTGACTTTAGCCTATATGAGTCTGGCGTTAAAATAGAGTGGACAGGTAACGAAGAGGATATATTTTTTCCAGTACTACCTAGTACAGTAACCCTACAGATTTGGGTCGATGGTCCAATTATACAGCAATTTGTAGAGGACTTGCAGCTAGTACAAGAAAACAGATTTTATATATCTATCCTCAAAAACGGGGTAGAAGTCTACTGGCGCGGCACGGTTTTACAAGACCAGACCAGAACAGAAGATAATAGAGGATGTGAGGCGTTTACGTGTAAAGTAGTGGCGGCCTGTGGATTAGCGAGGCTTAAAGATGTGAGCTATGATGTGCCTTATGTGTTTAGCTATTATAATCACATGGCCTATATCGTGCAGCTCCTAAACAAAGTAGTGCCTCCTGGTCTATTTGAGGTAACAGATGACTATGTAGGTAGCAATGTAACTTTCTACGATGAGCAGATGCCGCCTACAGATGGGCTGTTAATTACAGAGCCTCTAGTATATGTAAAAACAGAGCGCGAGGGCTTACTGCTAAGTATTGATGACAATGGTAATGTAACGGAAATAAATAGCTTTGATGCTGTTAGCCGTATTATAAGGAGTTATAACGCGCGTATATTTATGTTTAACGGCATATTTTTTATTACTCAGGTTAGAGATCTAGAAGATAGTGTACTCTTTAACTTTTATAACAAAAGCTACAGCGCACCTCCAACGCCTAATATGACACCCTTTGCAGCTGGTGCCAACGCGTTAAATGTAGATTATGCTATTAGGCAGCCCTTAGATTATCCTATAGAGTCTAATGAATATGCGTATTATCCAGAGGTGAAAGCTGTAAGGGTGCGTTATGATAGTGAGGCGGCACCCTTTTTAATGAATGAGAGCCCTCTTGTTACTGGTACGGTGTATAGGTCTGTATCTCAGGTGCCACAAAACAGCCAAGCTGTTATAAATTTCTTAAAGGGTTATTTTTCCCAGGCAAATAACGTTTTCAATATAAACATTGAGCTAACTATTACAGCCGTTTTTAGCGGGGTGACTAATTATCTAGTATTTAATGGTGGTGCTTTAACTTGGACCACTACGCCAGGGGTTATAGTAATATCAGAGATTGGCAGCTATGCGGTTGTGGCTCCTGTTTTGGTTACTAGATCTTACACAACGCCTGCTTTTGCTACTTCATCTCTTCTATTTGTTGAGTTTAATATTATAATAGAATCAGGCGTAACAATTTCTGCATCACCTTCAGATCAAGTTATAAAAGCGGAGGCCAATCCAAAATTAACGCAGTTAGTTTATCAAAGCGAAAATTTAAACAGCAACAGCACCATAATTAAAGAAGTAGACGGCCCTCTATTAAATGACGGTGAGTTATTCCTGGCACCAGAGAGCCAAGTATGGAATGGCACAGCATGGGTTAACCTTAAAGATTGGGCAGAGGGCGCACCTCCTGCACCTGGAACGGCCGAACCTTACCCTTCGTTTTTAGCGCGGCAAATGCTAGAGCTGCAAGACGGCCCGCGCGCTAAATATTACGGCTCCTTTTGGGATGACATAGCGCCTATTAATCTATTTTACTACGATACAAAAAAGTATGTTTTAACGAAGGCTACTCTATTGATAGGTGAGAGCCAATGGGATGTTACAATGGTTGAAATAGACCAAGTACCGGCAACAATAGCTAATGATGGCCCAGGTAATGGCGGCACACCTCCAACTTTCAGCATACAGCCACCAATAAACCCAACAGATGGACCTTTAACATGGAATATTAACGCAAACTTAAACGGAAATGTTCTTTTACCTGGTGTAAATTATATACCATTTAATCCACAAGAGGTCTATGTGCCAGCTAGAACGATACAATATGTTAACAGATACACACTTATAAGCAATAAACAAACTATAGATCTGCCAGACGTAAGCTCTCCAGACTGGGACTTATTGGCTTATAACTCAGCAGGTGACTTAGGCTGGGCCATATATACAGACAGTGTGTCTAGTGATTTTGTTATTTTAGACATACCCACTTTTTTAACCATTGATGGCCTTGGTACCGACACAAATACTGATTATTTACCAGCAGCGGCTACAGCTCCACTGTGGAGTGATAACAAAATAACGCCTATTGCTTTAGGTGACAGCTATAATCTAAGAATAGATTTAGAAATTACAGCAAAAACACAGAATCCTGCTTCTATTGCTTTGGCCTTAGATATTAATCCTGATGGCTCGCCTATAATTATAGCAGAAAAAGAAATAAGCACGAGTAAGACTGCACCCTATACAATTAGCGTGGCTTTACCTATATTTACTTTAAATACTTTTGTTGCAAATGGAGGGGCTATATTACTGCAAACGAGCTCAGGAGAGATAACAGTAGGCAATAGAAGTATTTTGATAGTTAGAACTAGCACAAGCACATAAAAAATAAAAAGTTAAATAATGGCATTAGACAAAACACAAATTATAGCGGCTGTAAATAACCTTTTGGCTGATTTCTCTGATATTGTACCGGCCTCACACAGGCAAACGATGTATGATCTTATTGATAAGGCTTACGATGAAAATATAGATGGTGTGATTTTGGCAGCTGTGCCCTCTGGAGGTTATGAATTAATATTCAGTAGAAATGGGGGCGCGGGTACACCGATAGAGATACCTTTAGATTTTATAAGCGCAGTTGTAACGGATGCAACACTAACGGGAGACGGCACAACGGCAAGCCCTTTGTCAAGTAATGTAAATTTACAAGAAGTTACGGATAACGGAAATTTGACAACAAACCCAATAGTAACGCCAAACTTAAATGGTGCTGCCATAACTTCCGCAGGTAGTGGTGGTACTTTATATTTAGATGACGCGGGTAACTACACTGCTCCCCCAAGTGGTGGTGGTGGTGAGATAAATACAGCGTCAAACGTCGGTTCGGGTGTAGGTGTTTTTAAGCAAAAAAATAATGCAGACCTACAGTTTAAGTCTTTTGAAGCTATCGGCAGTGCATTCAGTGTATCAGGTAGTGCAAATTTAGTTACATACACTTTAAACGATGCAGCATTTGCAACGGCTGCACAAGGCACAAAGGCAGACACCGCATTACAACCCTCAACGATTGGCACAACAGTTCAAGCACATAGCGCGGTTTTAGACGCTACAACAGCAAGTTATACAACGGCAGCAGAAGCGCAAATTACTTCCAATGGTGTGTCAATTGGTGAGTTAGATAATGACAAAGTTGATTCAGTGCCCGTAATAAGCGGGGCGGATAAAATTGTCAATATGGTTAGTTTGACTAGTGCAGAATACACAGGCGGTGCAAAAGTAGCTACAACCTTATATTTTATAACTGACGCGGTATGAGTATAGAGTTAGGAAGTGGGGGTATAAATAAGATTTACTTAGGAAACACCGAGATAAAAAAGGTGTATCTTGGGAGTGACCTTATTTACGATAAGACTAGCGGAGGCGGTTTTGATATAGACGCAACTGCATATTTAAACGCTTTAGCTATTCCAAATGATGGGAATGTTTTTTCACCTTATACCTTAACGGGTTCGCAAATTTGGACTTTAACAAATAATTTATTTGTAGGGTTAAAAACTGATGGGATATATACTAAAATAAAGGCAATGTATCCAATGTTGGGAGGAACTGCATCATTGCATAAATTTAATGCGGTTAATCCATTAGATACAGATGCGGCGTTTAGATTAACGTTTAATGGTGGTTGGACACATTCAGCAACGGGAGCAAAAGGCAATGGAGTCGATGGATATGCAGAAACGCATTTTAACCCAAGAACGGAATTATCAAAAGACAATGTTGCAATGGGTTATTATTGCAGAACGTCAATAAACGATAACACATCAGAGGCTCTGTTTGGCAACTATGGAAGCTCAGCGGGTGATAATGGGTATTACACCTTATGGCCTTACTATACCAATAAGCCACTTTTTCGAATTGGTAACGATGGAGATTTATTTAATAAAGTTGGCTCTGAGTTTAACGTGCGTGTCGGATTATTTTCAATAGTTAACGATGCCGTTAATACGGGTAAATTGTACGAGAATGGTGCGTTAAATTATACAGATACTTCAGATATAACAGAAACTCCATCCAATACTGAAATTTGGATAAATGCTATTAACAATACAGGGACACCATTATTTTATTCAGATGCTGAGTGCGCAATGTTTTACCTTGCCCCAAAACTTACGGCAACAGAAATGGCGAATTTGTATAACTCAGTTCAAGCATTTCAAACGGCATTAAGTAGAAACGTATGATAGTATATAAATTAACAGAGCAGCAAAAGAATACAATTATCAGAAAAGAATACACTGATGGTATGTTTTTTAATCCGATTCAAGATTTAAACGATAATTGGGTAATTTCAAAGGAAGAGGTAGACCAATCACAAGTGCCGTGGGGATGGGTGAAAAACCTACCCGAAATTCAGTTTGTGCCTAAACCTTCACCTGAATTACCTAATTTCACAGACAATGCCACTACACTTTAAGGAACTAAACTTATAAGCAGAACGCACAGCATTATCCGCTTACATAACATCAAAGATTGGAGACAGAATAAATATGGCAAACTTGATACCTTCAACGGCAGTAGAATTAACGGAAGCCGAAATGTATGAGCAAGGGTTCTACAAAGTAGATGAGATAATATAAATAATAAGCTCAGATATATAATGCCAGAAGAAATTCAAAACAAACTTAAGTCTTTTGCCTATCCTATTTTGATTTCCATTGTGGGCTTTTTAATGACGCAAATATTCTTTGATATTAAAGATGTTCAAAGTAAAGTGAACACTTTTAATAATTCAATAAATAAAAACACCCAAGAAATAAAAGGTATAGAAAGAAGGATTGAAATTTTGGAAAGGAAAGATGAAGAGAGACAATTGTGGGTTAGAGATTGGATTGAAAGGTGGCAAAGTGCCGTGGATTGGGCAGATAATGAAAGAAAAAAATGACACCACATTTTAAAAGAAAAGAATTTGATTGCTCAGACGGCACAGTAGTACCAAGTGAGTATATGGATAATTTGCAAGAGCTGTGTAATAATTTAGAGGTGCTGAGAGATTATCTAAATTCTCCCATATCTATAACAGGCAGTGGTTATCGAACAGAAAGCCACAATAAAAAAGTTGGAGCTAAAAATTCACAACATTTGTATGCGAAAGCGGCAGATATAAACGCCAAAGGATATACACCAAAAGAATTATACGATTCAATTGAAACGTTAATTAAATTAGGCAGAATGAAGCAAGGAGGGTTAGGTCTTTATAACACTTTTGTGCATTACGATATTAGAGGAACTAAAGCAAGGTGGTAAAATGATTGACATTGATAAAATTATAAACTCAGTCGGTACTCAAGTAGATAATAATTCAGAATCTGGAGAGGAAAGGCAAGCCACACTAACCGAGCGATTAAGGATTGATTCGACAAGCCCGTTTAAATTACCTCAACTAATACGGCCAATCCTTGCAATGTGGTCAGCGGTTACTTATTCGGCAGCGCAAATATTTTGCATTTACAAAGGTTTAATTGATGGCTTGGAAATAATGACTGCAAATAGTGCAATTATGTTGGGCGTTATTGGATTTTACTTTAATAGTAGAAGAAACGAAAAGATTAACGCTAAGAAAACAGAGGCGGCCATTGACATTGAAAAGATAAGGGCGAAAGCAGAAATAAGACGAGATAGAAGAGCGGCACGAAAAGAAAAATAAATGGAAGATAGACGCGGCATTGTATTTTTAATTTTGATGACTTTATTTATTGGCAGCTGCATTATGGTAGTAAACATCAAAGAAAGCCCAGTAAACTTAAAAGAATCTAAAACAAAGACACAAGAAGGGAACGCAAACCTTAAAGCATTTAACAAAGACAGAGAAGCAGAAAAAGACACTATTAAAAAATAATACTATATTTGCCCTGTTTTATAAGGTGGCTGTCTTGACCGGTAGGCCAAATTCAAGAGATTTACATTACCCTTTTTAGAGGATCCAGAGGTCAAGCTGGTGAATCTAGGAAGGGTTTTTTTATGAATAAATAATTAATTATGAGCTATGAAGTGATGCCTTTTGGCAAATTTAAGGGAGTGAAAATAGAGCAAATCGAAACCAGTTATTTGTGTTATGCTTTAGATAATTTTGATTTACCTTTAGATTTAGTGGAAATTATTAAAGAGAATATTTTTATCAGATTTGAAATATCTAAAAAGGGTACTATTAATGAAATTGATCTAAAAAGGGCCTTTAAAAATGTTGCGGTAAAGGTTCACCCTGATAAAGGCGGTTCTCACGGTGAGATGATTGGTGCTACTATTCTAAAAGATTATTTGTTAAATATTTTAAAAACTTGTTAGTTATGGCTTTAGATAACAAATACCTTGTAATAACAAACTGGATAATAGATCTAAAAGATATTACAGCGAGCCAAAAGCTACTTTTAGCAGCTGTGGATAATTTGTCCAGGAAAGAAGGATATTGCTGGGCAACAGATAAGGCTTTAAGCTGTGCGAGTGGTGTAAATTTTAGAACTATACAGAGAGGATTAGAGCAATTAGAAGAGGTTGGGTATATTATGAGAAAAACAGAATATAATTCCGGAACACCAGAAAGGCGTATAACTATTTCTAACGCGCAAAATGCGCATACGCAAAATGCGCAGTCCTTAAACGCGCAAAATGCGCGACATGAAAATACATTAAACCACAGAGATATATATAGCACGGAGAAACCTAAAGCAATAAATGAGCTGCTAAGTGATATGTTAGAAATGAACAGCTGGCACTTCGCAATAGTGCGCCAAGTATGTAACCGAGTAGAGGCGAAAAATGCAAACGTTAAGAAGTGGATAGAGAACGCTGTAGGTGAATTAGAGGCCGAGGGTGTAGAATATACTACGTTAAAAGAGGCTAAGATGCGAGTGTTTAGAATAATCAAAGCAAGACGAAGAGATGCAGGTACTAAGCGCTAGGTTATACAGCTTTAAGGATAAGGAAATAAAGGACCAGCTAGAGTCTGATAGATTCTTCAAAGAACCCAAGTCTGGTGATAATCTAGGGTATGAGAATCTGGAGGGCGTATTCACCTCTAAGGCTGGTGAGCACTGTATTGTTTACGGAGCGCCTAACAGCGGCAAAACTAGCTTTGTGTATAATGTAGCCGTAAACCAAGCGAAAGACGGTTTAAAATATCTCATATGGGGTCCAGAGGAGTTTAGTCCTCAGCATATCTATAAGAAGTTAGCCTATATTTATGCCGGTAAGCATTACGAGCAGCTGGACGATACAGAGCAGCAAGAGGTAGAAAACTTTTTACAGAATCATTTTCATGTATTAGATACTCCAAGACTTGGCGTTACATGGAAGCTGTTAAAAGATGGTATTGAGGGCTTAAATATATCTTATGATGCGATAATATTTGACCATTTGATGATGATAGAGCCAGAGACGGATCTACCACATGAGCAAAATGTAAGGGCGTTGATGAGTAATGTAATTGACTTTTGTAAACTGAATCAAGTCTTTATATGGCTTATTAATCACACTATAAAGCCGCAGCAGTATATAGATAGCAAAAGCCATTTTAGTTATATACCTCCACAAGATCCTAGTCAAATGGCACATGGTCAAATGTGGTACAGGCTATGCTTTAACTGTATAGAAATCTATAGACCTACGCAAAAGGTATATAACTCTAAAGCAGGCGAAGTGTGGGTAAATGTGCGCAAGGTTAAGAATCCTGACGTGGGTAGAGAGAAGCCAATAGGGTCTATAAGGCTCCTGTATAATGTAGATAGGCACCAGTATGTAGAAGATAACAGTATAGAAGATGAAGATAAGTATAGTTGACAAGAAAGTAGAGGAGTTGCTAAGTTTACAGATAGAGGTTGGTAATTGGTCCACGAGGTGTAAGGGTAATGATAAGATAGTAGTAATAGATGCGTTTCAGCTTGTGCTGGACATATCTAGAGAGTTAGATCAAATGAATAATAACTATCATAGTGTTAGAATGAGACACGAGCTCTTAAAAGAGCGCTATGATGCAAACACAGAGGAGTTATGAAAGATAAGGTAAACCAGTTACTAGCACTAAGAACAGAGCTGCTAGCCATAGCAATCAAGCAAGGCCCAGAGGACAAGCAAGTGTTGCAGGACCTATACAGTGCCATTGGTGATGTGGTTAAGATATACGACCAAGCTACTAAGAACTACAACGATAAGGAGTTTGAGTTTAAAGTGCTAGAGAATAAGTATAATGAATTAAACAAGTGGTAGCATGAAGTACTTAGGACACCACAACAACAAGACCAGGAGCGACTACAGCAATAACCCTCTGTACAGTAGCAGACGCTGGAGGAAATTTCGCACCTGGTACATTATGGTGCAAGGCGGTATCTGTGAAGCGTGCTATCAAGAGCCAAAGCTACTGAAGGACCTGCACCTAGATCACATTAAGCCACTTGCTGATGGTGGTGATGCGTATGACTTAGACAACTTGCAGTTCTTATGCAGGTCTTGCCATGGTAAGAAGAGTATTAAAGAGATGAGAGACAGGGGTGGGGTCAACATATAACACAAGCGCGTGTTTTT